AACGGGACAGCGACCAGATGATTTTCCTTCGTAAAGCGGTTTTTGATCCGCAGAACCTTTTTGACCGGCAGAAAGACTTCGAAGCCTGCGCGCTTCATCAGGTGCTCCGGAAGAAAGACACGGGTTCCGGTGCCCTTGACCTTACGCCATGCTTTTTGACCTGCACGGTTGGTGTATTGTTCCTTTTCGACATCGACGATGGCAGTGCGTGGTCCACCGCTGGCATTGGGCTTCATCCGGACTGCAAACCACTGGATTTCGCGCCGTTCGATGTCTTGGGCGAACACTTCTGTCATCGCGTTCATGCCTCGCTGCCTTGATTTGCGCCAAGGTCAGCGATGGCCTGACAGCGACGAATGACTGACAGCCGCCGGTTGCGCCACTCGGCTTCATTGGCAGGAACATCATGGCCGCGCGACAGACGGTCTTCGACACTACGCATCTGACGAATGGCAGTGTCAGCACGGTCGCGGATACGGCCAACCACAAAGGCGTTGGGCCAGCGGCGCGACTGCTTCAATTCGCCCAACAGTTCAGGTGCCCAGCCTTGTGCCAGGGCATCCAAGCCCAACGCCTGCGAAAACACCGCGCGCACCAATGGCGATGCGTCAGATTCAGGTGATTGGATTTGACCAGCCCAATCCAGAATATGGTTTGCAATCGGAAACCGGTCTTTGCCTTTGCCCCCGGCGTTCCCTGCGCATTGATCTTCCAGGGCCTGAAGGTTCAGGTCGGACATATACGCCAACCGGGCACATAGGTCTTTCACCATGTCATCGAAGCCCGCTTTGGTCAGGGTTGTTGGCTTGGCCAAGCCCCTTCGCTGTAGTGGTTCGATTAAGAGCCGCTTGACCCTTTTTTCACCGTCTGCCTGTGCTGCACTGTCCATCGTGTTCTTCCCATTTTCTAAGCCATTGCCCAATCTTAGATAAAATCTGATCGCTTCAAATTTGGGCGGAACTGTCTAATGTCTTGTTTTTATGTTGTCTTGTCCCTGTCGAACGCGACACTTTCAGAATTTCCGAAAATGTCTAAAAGTGTCGTGTTGCCATTGTTGGACACTTTCGGATGAAAAGTTTACCGACGGTTTGCGCCCCGCAGATCCATCATATGTGACGACCAGGCACGCATAGCGCCTTCGATGATTTTTGCCGTGCGGTATCCAACTCCCTGCTCCACCAGATAGTCATCCATCCATAAGATGGCCGCGTCGTTCTTTGCCAATTCGGCATGAAACTGACTGATCGCGATGCGCAACCTCTCCTTACGTTTAGAAGCGTTTGCTGCGTCATTTCGCGCTCTGTTAGAGTGCTTGCGCGCCGTGGCCTCCAGAACCATCTGAAGCACCCGCGCATGCATCAAGCGAACCTCACCGTCGCACATGCAAGGTTTCCACTTGTATAGTGGCCCGAACTGCATCTCCGAGAGTCTGCGAAATCGGGATTCATCGATACCAAGGATTTTGGCCAGACTTTCCATGTCATTTGGCAAGGTGCCGACTGGCTTTTGCTTTTGGGAAAAAACGATCAGATCGAAATACAGCGCCCTGCATTCCTCAGACCCTTTGAGCCGCATTTCCGAATACAGCCAGTCATCGATGTCCCACGCAAGGAACGTATGGCCCGCCAGATTGTCCGCATGACCTAACGGATACTCGGGGTAGTCGTCCGACTCCACAGGCCGGATATAGGTGGCTATAGTCATGCTCTCCACCTCACTGACTGTGTATGGAAAGGTCGCTTATCTAGCGCGGCGCGCGGCCCGCATCCGGGGGCTCGCCAGATCGTCGCTGCGTTGTGCCTCTCTGCCGGAGTTTGAAGGCCTTCACAGCCACCTCCAAGCCCTCCAGCATGATCGGATGCGCAAGACGAACCTCCTTGCCGCACTGTATCTTCTGCCAACCGTGCAAAGGAGTTATGTCGCGCGCCAGCATATCTGACCATTCCTCTGGTGTAATGCGCAGATAGTGCGCGCATATATCCGTCTCTAGTGGCAGAGTGGCAGGGGGTAACAGGTCCATGGAGATCGCGAATAAATTCAACGCTGCACCCTGCACATCCATGTCGGCCAAAAGACAGAATTCGCTCCGCTGATACCTGTTGAAGAAAAGGGGAAACCACTGAAGATGGTTCCATCGAAGATTTATCGGAAACGGGTAATCGATCATATTTTCTGTCAAAGTGGGTCTCCCTAGCAGTCAAGAATATCGATCTCAAATCAAACACGGTGTCCACCCCTTTCGCTTGCGCGCCGCAGCCGGTCATTCCACCATTCGGAAGACAGCCGGGACACATAATTGCGACCCACCCGCGACAACGCGCGCAGATCATCGTTTTGTTTTTCGTATTTGCCCGCACGCCATGCCAGCAGCGCTGGCGCTGCCTTTTGACCAATGCGCCGCATGTCCAGTTCATCCATCTTGCGGCAGGAAGCGCTGCAGTAGCGCTGCCACGGGCGCGATGGTGCAAAGTGCTGCGAACACAAAGGGTTCATGCAGACACCCGGTTCAACCAACGGGCACGCGGCCAGTTCGGCAAACGCGATTTCCGCAAATGGTTCGAAATCGAAACGCGCCGCCGGTGCATTTGCGGGCTTTGTTGCCGGTAGGGTCATCGTGCCTGACCCCCGCTGGCAGGTCTTTTTGCCGCCGTTTGCGAATATCCCATTGCCGCCGCAAAGACACGCTCCAGCATTGACCGGGAATTGCGCTTGAATGCCTTCTGGACATAATTCGTACCCAATCCCAACGCGCGATCAGCATCGCGCATAGACCGAAAGGAAACTGGACCTATGACTACCGGTTTGGCCAGGTGCTGGCCGCGCGCATTCGGCAAGCCGATGTCATCGGGTCGACCCTCGGCCAGCCTGCGATAGACCACTTGGATGTGAACCCCATAATGCGCAGCAGTCGCTTCAGCACTTTCGAAATCGACACCCCGAACCCGCACTGGCGTAGGCTCCACACCGCTTGCACCAGCGCCACAGCGGCGCAGCGTGCCCGCACGGGCATGGGCACGCACCGTGACCGGATGCACACCTAGTTCAGCGGCTGCATGGCCTGCGTCACGGTAAGTGACACCGCGAATGGTCAGATTGACATAACGGCGCGCGGTCATTTCTTCCCCCCGCTCATTGGGTAGGGGTCGGATGTCAGACCAAAGGCTTCCAGCTTCTTCAGTATATCGGGCACGATGCGCAGGCGATGCCAGCGCTGTTCAACACCAACGCGCTGACGGCCAAGCCTGTCCGCAATGATGTTGAAATTGTCGCCTGACGCCTTGGCCTTCATCAGTGCATGGTCAGCGGATGGCGACCAATGCGGATGATAAATTGAGGCCAGCAGACCCGTCTTTCTTGGCGCGCGCCTTGATTTGAATTGCGAAGTCATGCCACTGCCCCCCGCACTTTAGAAGTCAGACGCGGACAGGCATCACCCCCAGCAGCCTCAACAGCATGAACCACGCGCCGCACAGCCACATCGAACCACTTAGGGTTCTTTTCGATCCCGATGGCACGCCGCCCCAATTCGACAGCACCCACCATTGCCGAACCGCTGCCCATCATGGGGTCAAGAATGACATCGCCGGGGTTGGATGAATTGGCGATGTAGTGACGCGCCAAAGCCACCGGCTTTTCAGTCGGGTGCGCAGTCTCTTTCTTCGCGTTCATTGTAAAGGATTGCTTTGACCCGCAATCATGGATGCCCTTTGGGTCCGCTTTGCCTTTCCAAAGGTAGATGGTAAATTCCAGATTTTTCATGTACCAGCGGTTGCGCGTGGCGCGCACCTTGTCCCACACTAGCAGGTTGTGAAAACGCCAGCCCGCACCTTCGAAGGCCAGCCCCGCCCTGAACAGGTTTTTATCATTGGCCATGATGTAGGCATCCGCATCCTGCTTGCATGACCGGAAGAATGGACCGCCAAGGTCTTCCCAATCGGGCACATCCATCAAAAGGCCATCATTGCTGTATTGGCCTTTGCCAAAAATGCCCCCCATCGACTGGTGCGCATTGCCACCGGATGTCAGTTCATAGGCCACGTCACAAAATAGCATGTCAGCTGCACCTGTCAGGCTTGGCAGCACGTCCAGGCAATCGCCCAATATCAGGCGGCACGGGCCAATGGTGATGTCCTGAAGAACGCCTGCAGTCATGGAACAATCCCGCCATCAAAGCGGGCCGCCGGTGAACAAACACCCGCGACCCGCTCCAACAGGGAGGTAAGGGGGCACAACAGCCGGACACCCACGCCCCCTACGGTATGGGCATATGAGGCAAAGGCTCGCCCGTCCGCGTGTTGTTCGGGGGCTTGAACGGTAAAACCCGCCCCCGTTGGGTTTGCCTGTACCCCACCAACCAGCCCGATTGGGCGCACTAGGGGCTTCACCGCACAATTCACGTGTCTTCACCTGATGGCTTCGCAGCCATCGCCGCCATTGCTGAAGCTGATGGCCCTTCAAGCCTGCTGCGCGCCTGACGCATTGCATAGATGGCTTCATCAATCTCATTGATGGCCTGCGCTTTTTCATTGGCACCACTGGACTGTTCAGCTGCCAAGATTGCAGAAATCGCCTCACCGCTTTCCTTCGCGATGATACCGGACTGCTGCATCAGGCAGCTATCTGCCATTGTCACACGGTCTTCCAACCGGCGCGCCATCAGCCGGGTCACCGGGAAGCGACCAGATGCATCTTCCAGCGCGATGACATCAGCCAACGTCCAATCCAGCGTTCCGGATACCTTTTTGCTGATGGTGCCCTTGCTTGCGCCGCCGCCCCAACGGGCATTGATGGTTTCTGCAACGGCGTCGAAGCAGCCAAACCAGTCCACGATGGACTTCATGTTGGCACGGGAAATCTTGCGAAGATCAGGCATCTGGCGCATCCGCTTCTGGTGAAATGTGAAGGATTGTCCGCAAGTCCGCAGGGTTGATCGACCGGACAAATTCAATGCGCACGACGCGATGCTGAAATCGGTCTAAGATATCAGAATCAACAGCAAACAATTTTGGAGTAGATCTCTTGGTAGACGACTTGCCTTCAGCCTCACGCGAAGACATCGCAGCGCTGCACAGACTCTTGGAAACCTTGCTATCCGAGCTTGATGCACGATCACCGGGGATCAAATCGTCAGTTCTTGATAAGTTTGACGCACAAACCGAACAGACAGACGATGTCTGGGAAGAGCAGATTGCAGCCTGCGCCGCACTTTCCATGAAACTAAGAAATGGCTGAAATACCTCTGGAAAACGAGCCTGAAGCGGTGTGATTTTCAACTGCGTGTCGATGGTCGCAGGCATCATCTTAAAGGCTTGATCAAGTCCGAATGCCGCAGCCACTGCTTCTGCTGTTAGTTTCTGCTGCCGGCAGATCGCATTCTCAATGAAGTCGTCAGACATAAGAAACCTCGTTTCCTGTGCGCGCGCATGAAGGCGTGGCACAAAGGGTGCATGAAATTGAATTGGAAAACACGAACGCCATCAGCCAACCGCCTTCAGGGGTTCGGCTTCAGCTTCAGGAACAGGATTTTCAGCAATGTATTTCAGGATTTTGTCGGCGGTATTCATGTTTGGAGAACCAGCCCCCGACTCCCACTTCGACCAAGTTGCTCCACTTAACTTCGCTGCACGCTGAATGACGGTCGAAGGGCTCACCCCTAACGCGCATGCATACCCGCGAACTTTATTCATAAATTCTTCCATAACCCGACATGTAGGGTTTTTGTCCTACATCGTCAAAGGTTTTTTGAACGATAGGCAAAAAAGCCTAAAAGAGTAAAATTCGGTCCATGACAGATAGAACCTTTGCAGAGCGCCTTCGACGCGCGATAGACGCCGATCCAGCCCTCACGGAAGCTGGTCTAGCAGTCAAAGCTGGCCTGGATAACAGCGCCCTGCGAAGCCTGCTGGCCGGGCGCGTCAAAAACCCGCGACTAGACACAGCAATGAAGGTCTGTAGCGCGCTTGGAACCACGCTAGAAGATTTTATGTCCGGCGCTTTTGAGGCTGCTCAACTTCCAGCTGACGAAGAAGCGCAGCATATTCGTGACCTAATGTCTCAACTAACACTTCGCGAGCGCCGCCTTCTAATAACTTATGGAGAAGGGCTTCGCGATGCGCGCCTTCCGCCTGAAGAAGAACATTCCGAAGACCAGTAATTAAATCCGAACGCCTCATCTCAGCCCTCCCCCATGCAAGAACATTATGTGAACAGAACCAAATTTTAAGCAACGCACAAAATGTTGCGGAACCACTCAAGGTTGCAACCAGAACTAGCACTGGTAACGTACTCGTTGTTGGAATCACAAATTTAAAACTGCTTAGGAAATTCTTTGAAACGACTCATCCTATTGGCACTATTGGCATTATTGACAACAGGCGGCTTTAAGCTGTACCGCGCGAGCGCATCCGATAAATACGTTACCGACCTTACGAAAGACTGCGAATTGGTTTTTCTGGAGGATATATCCACCGGTACTCAAAAGCGCCTGCGTGCGTTCGCGGCTTCGAGCGCATCAACACCTGAAGAGCGTACAGCCACAGGAATGGCGATAGCGAAAACCCTCATTCGCGCCACAGGCTATGATTATGCGAAAGTATTCCTACAACCCACAGAAGCACCCAGAAGCCGTGACAATTTGATCTTCACTTCAGCGATTATCGAACACGCGCCATATCCACCAGCAATCCCTTTTATGGATGCAACATGGACAGCGACTGCAGCAACCGCTGCTTGGTCCGATAGTTTCTCGCCCACACCCAAGTCAGACATGACTGATTTTGCGTTTAAAATCGAAGACAGTACAGGTCCGCGTGCCTCTTGCGAGGTTTCCGCGCAGTGGACCGACTCAAAGTAGCCAGACGCCGTATAGTTTTTTTGTCCTATTTTTCTTGACTTAGTTTTTTTGTCCTAATAAAACCGCCCCATCAACCCGATGGAGGCGACAATGCAGACCAAGGACAACACCCCCCTAATCACGGACCAGTTGCTGGCAGAAATGGCAGCGCCGGATGTGCAGGCCAGCATGGGCGAATGGGATGATGAAGCCCGCGCTTTTCTGGCCATAGCCATTCCTGAAATGGCCGCTGAACTGCTTCAGCGCCGCCAAGCCCTATGCATCGCCGTCCACCCAAAAGCCGCACAACAAAGCATTGAACGTGCCCGCGAAATCATCCGCGCGCCCGACCCAATTTCACAACGCGAACTGATGGCCGCATGCCAAACCCTTTTGATGCATTCACGCGATGCCGATGAACAGGCAGCTGCGCGCAACATCATTGCGGAAATGGAGGCAGCGGCATGAATACCATACTGCACAATCGCGCGCAGGCATTCCTGCACAACCTCGACCGGCTGTCAGCGACTGGCCAGCATGACGCATTCATCAATGAAGTTCTGGAAAGCAACGGGTTTTTCATCGCGCCAAAGCACGACCAGTCCCACCTTTGGGAATTATCCCTGCACGGCATAAACGCGACCGGTGCGAATGAGGAAGAAGCGATTGCGAACTGGAAGCGGCTGGCAATCAAAGCCATGCCCGATGACCAGATGGAAGACGATGGATTTGTCACCGTCCACCCGCCCCTTTATCAGATTGCAGGCGCTGCAGCATGACTGCAACCGACCTGCCCACAGTTGCCTGTGAACCCGGCAAAACTGGCGGGTGGCTGCTGCAAGCCCCCGCCGCTGTTTTCCGCCGGGTCAAAGGGCATGACGCTCCCCGCACCCTGC